AACTTTCAACAACCATGCGACTTATTCAAAATCATAAAGACCATTGTTAGAAGAAGAAGTCTTAAAAAGGTTTTAGATAGCCATGAATACTTAACACACACTCCTATAGTTGACGAGAATGTTCAGTTGTACAGAAAATATACTTGCAATAGACCACTCTCCAAGATAAGACTAAACCACTACTTTACAAAAAGTTTGGAAGATTGGACTTTTAAGACAAGTAGACCAAGATTCAGTAATTCTCCCAAATATCCAAATGAATGGTTTGATTATTTTAGCTCGTTTGATTATCAAGATAATTATTTAAGTGCAAAATATTCATCAAAAATAAAAGAACTGTTATGAAAACACTAATCACAGGATTTCCAAAATCTGGCACAACTTGGCTATGCAGAATATTGGATTGCTTGTTGAAGGATGAGTATAAAATATCAAAACATATATCACTAAATATTAAAAGACTTTACAGATCCAAAGATCATACAATTTTTTTCTCATATCTAAACAATGCATTGCCATTATGTAATAAATCTATTGTAGTTCCTAATCACGACAAATGTATTATCCTGTATCGTGATTTCAAAGATGTTGTGGTTAGTTGCTATTTCCAGCAAAAATATAGAGAATCAACAAACTATAGTGGAACAGTAAGTGAATTTATAGATTTTGACAACGGGGGAATAAAGAGTATAATTAATTTCTATAAAGCCATTGAAGAACAGGGCAAAGACAAAGAGTACTTGTATTACGAGAAAATGGAAGAGTCTATTAAGTCTCTTTCTATATTTGATAAGACAAAGCTAGATACTTGTTTGGAGCTAAATAGTTTTGAGAATATGAGACAACAAGAAATTGCAAATTATTCTAACACCCAAATAACAGGCTCAGATTTGATTGAATTATGCCCAAAAGATATAAACAATATCAATTCATACAAGACTAGAAGTGGTAAAGTTGGCGACTATATAAACTACTTGAGCAAAGAAGATATAGAAAAAATAGATAAAATTTTAAAATATAGTAGTGTATAATAGTCTATATCGTATTTCTATTACACAAAAGGTATAAATCATGTCACTTATTTTTTTTGAGGGTTTTGATAATTGCTCTAGCTTTAAAGATGTTAGTGGAATTTTTAAAATTGCAAGTAATATGCTAGATGATCCTAGAACTATTAACCCTGTTCTTTCAAGTGGCGCTGTGGGATCTATAAGTGCTAAAAATAGTGGAAATATGATAGTTCTAGAATCTTCTTATAGTTTACCATCTACTAGCGGTCTGGCTACAATAGCTAATAATCAATCTATTAATATATCTGGAGTAGGAAGTTCAGTATCTAAATTTATTTTTAGAGATAATTTCTCTTATACAAATTTTCCTATATTTAAAATGCAGAAAAATGGTATTTTTAATATCGATATAGGAGATAGCTATTTCACTGACCAATATGGCGATCAACAATCTCCATCTGTTCTTAACGCTACTAGAACAAGAAATGGATCATCGGTAGATATACCAATTTACAGAAATGGTGATATTTATTATGCTGGTTATACTAGATTTACTGGAAGCGTTCCAGTAAAAAGCGGTGATCTTGTATCGATAAAGGAAAAAAATCTAAACTTTACAAGAATTAATCCAAACAATACAAACTCTTTAGCATTTACTGCTTGGGCGGTAGAAAGTACTGGAGTATTTTTTCCATCAATAAGTATAGACTTAGGAAAAAATTTGACACAAGGAGTAGTTGGATTTTCATACGCTCCAATATTACCACCAAGCGGTAATTTTGGAAACGGTATAGACAATTTTACACCCATTGCGTGTTTAACAGATGATCAATATAGGCCACACTTCTTTATTTGTAATACTAGCACTGGGCAATTACAGTTAAGAAAATTTAATTCGTCAAATTTTAACAATGATCTTCAATCATTCTATAATTATAAAATTGGTTCTGCTAATACAGACGGCGTTCAGCAAACTTATCCAAGGTTTTTAAAATCTACAACAGATCCAACATTAACAATTGGTGGAAATGAAACAAACTTAACACTAATAGCAGAAAGCGCAGTGGAAAAAAATACACTCGTAAATAATTTTTGGAATTATATAGAGTTAAAATTTGATATGAATACACAAGACACGGCGTTGAGAATAAATAGAAAAAATACATCAACAAAAAATGACCTAGAATTTAATGGACCAAATTCCAACAATGTAAATTTTACAAACAGTAGTAATCTTATAACAGTATTAAGTGGAGTATTTTCTGGATCTGGAACTTATAACGCACCATACAATGGAGCTATATCTAATAGCGGCATATTTAGAGCAAATGAAAGAGGAAATATATATTTAATTTTTACAGCCTCTTGGACTAGCCAAACTACTCCTAGTAGAAGCGCTTCTTTCTTTAAAAATGGATCTCTTACGGAAGCTATATCTCTCCCAAATCAAGGTTTTGCAACTTATAGTTCAGTGGACTATCAACGTGCTATGCCTGTTGTGTCTGGAGACGTTTTTGGATTTACTTATAATTCATTAACCCCTACTATAAAAGCTTATTTTATTCCTAGTTCTTCTCTATCAGATCAATTAGATAAAACTGTAAGATATTTAGTATTAGGTACAATGTGGGGTCAGGATATTAACTCAGCTTCTCCAGCTGCTCACCTTGGATGGAAAACCTTATTAGATGATATTTATGTAGTAGATACATCTGGTTCAATTTTACCAAACGATTTTTTGGGATCTGTATCTTGCAGGAGAATACCATTCAATCAACAGGTAAGAAATACTACATCTAGTGGAAATTTAGCTAGCGTTTCAGATATATTATCTGGTGCTAGTGGATTTGCTACACCTAGTGGTAACGGAACATTGTTTTTTGATGCAATAAATCAAGAATTTAATGTCAAATCTAGTGGCTTCTCTGTAAATAATAATAACATAATAGGACTACAAATTAATATGAACGGCTTTTCTCTGAATACAGAGGATTATATTGGCGTTGGATTAGAAATAGCAAACGGCTCTGGATCATATGATTTTTCACCAGTTGTATTATCAAGAAATAGCACTACTGGAGGATATGCGCGTGGGCAACTCTATACAACAAATCCAAGCGGACTCCCTTGGACAGAAGAAGCTATAAGACATACTACTTTTAAAATAAAATCATTGAGTGAATAAAGGGAACCTATATGAAAAATAAAAACTATGTCATGTATTTTGTATTAATTACCAGTTTATTATTATTGCAATATAATATTTTTGTATCTAATAATAATTGTTGTACTTTAGAAACTAAAGATATAGCAAATATGTATGAGAATTACATAGAAGATTGGAAAAATAAATCTAAAAGAGCTTTTGATGAAGCAGAAGCAAAAATTTTTACTACTCCAAAACCTCCAGTAGTAATCGTACCAATGGAAGATCCAGACCCAGCAAAGTGCATATGCAAAGGTACGGGTATAATAACTCATGGTGATGGTCATAAAACGCCGTGCCAATATCATGGAGTAAATAAGCAATTACTTAAAGACAAAGAATTAAAATACAAACAACTTATAATTATTGGAGAATAAATGAACATTGACAACATCTTAAGAACCATAGCTATTTTAGCAGCTGTAGTTCTAATACTTTCAAATGTAAATTTTGAATACATTTATCAATTTTTACTACAAAGATTTCAAAGTAAGACTAATAATTTTATTGAAATAGTTAACTTATGGCATATCTTAAGAGAAAAGTGCGATCAAGCAAATCTAAAAGACGCCGTTGTAAAGTTAGATGAAACATTTCCACTGTTGAATAACGAGGAAGACAATGTATAAAAATATTATTGCCATAGCACTTATTCTATATGCTATATTTGGCAGTGGACTAGTTGACCTATTAAAAAATATTAAACCTATTCCACAACCACAACCAGCATCAATACTAAATATTGATAAACCAACCAATGACGTAATACTTAGAGTAGAAAGATTTTCTAATCTAATTACAGATCCAACAGATAGAGCTAAAATAGCTATATTTAATTATGATTTTGCTAATAGAATAAAAACTTGGAATACAAATAACCAACAAGTCAATGATGTATATACATTAGCTGGTAAGATATTTTTCCAAGAGTCTTTAGTTAATAAATACAGTGGTTTATCTACAGAGATTACTGATTTGCTAAAAGAATTATTGACTGACGATAATCATATTTTATCTGAAGAAGAAAAAAATAAAGTAAATCAATACTTTGTTGGCATAGCTTGGGTTTTAATACAAAGGAAATAATGTGAATCCAGAAGAAATAAAATCTACGTTAAATAATATATTCTCACCAGATGGATTTATTTTAAATGGCTTTAATGTAAAGTGCAACACGCCGTTAGATGTAAAAATTGAAAATAAAGATAACAACATACTTATTACATTTAATAACAACACTCCTAAAGCCTCAATTAAAAAATTCATTACATTGTCTGCAAATATTGAACAACTATGTTTAGAAAATACTGGCGGTTATATAAAGTTTAAATACTTTCCAGTTATTAGATTTTCATACGACAAAGTTTTTGGTGAGTGCAAAAATAATATAAACTTAGATCCAATATATTTAGAAATCGAAAATAAGTATGGAAATAAACAAGATCGTGAAGTTGCAAAAATGTGTTTGCACTTTGCGAACGAGTGGGTTACAATATGTCAATCGTCTGATCTTGACTTCGCTAGTGCCGATCTTGAGACACGAAAAAAATTAAGAAAAGAATGCTACTCATTTGTAAAAGAAAACGTACATGAGGAACTGAAGAAAGAGTATGGCTCAATTGTACTAACGTGGGTGCTTGTTTATATAGCACTCCCAATGATGATTAGATGGATCGTTGCAAGGATTTTAAGTAGATTATATAGTTGAATAGGATATAGGATAAATAATGAATGTAACTAAACGTAATGGAAATATCGAAACATATAATGTTGAAAAAATTCACAAGGTTGTCGATTGGGCGATTTGCGGCTTAAATAATGTCTCTCTATCAGAAATAGAAATGAACGCTAATCTATCTCTTAGAGATTGTATTAGCACTAAAGAGATACATCAAATTCTAATTAAGTCTGCAAACGATCTTACTTCTCCACAAAATCCAAACTACCAATATGTAGCTTCAAGATTATTAAATATGTCTCTGCGTAAAGACTTGTGGGATAAATATGATTGCCCACCATCCTTATTTGATCATGTTAGCAAAAATATTGAAAGCGAAGTATACGACAATAATCTATTGCAAAAATGGACAAAGGATGACATAGAAGTAATTGAAAAGTTTATTGATCACAACAGAGATTATTTATTTACATATGCTGGACTACAACAACTAATAGATAAATACCTTGTAAAGAATAGGGCTACTGGTAAGATATACGAAACACCACAGTTTGCATACATTTGTATAGCAATGGCCCTTTTTAATTCTATTGATGAAGTGAAAGAAGCGTATGAGTGTTTTTCAACATTCAAGATCAATCTGCCAACACCAATCATGGCTGGAGTTAGAACTAACATTAAGCAGTTTGCTAGTTGCGTACTTGTAGATGTTGAGGATAATTTAGCGTCAATATTTTCTAGCGTTCACGCTGTCGGTAAATATACAGCTAGACGAGCAGGAATAGGTTTAAATATTGGTAGAATTCGCCCCATCAACTCTAGTATTAGGGGTGGCGAAGTTATACACACTGGATTAATTCCATACCTCAAAATATTTGAATCAACAGTCAAGGCCACAAGTCAGAATGGTATTCGTGGCGGCTCTGCCACAGTACACGTTCCATTTTGGCATTATGAAATTGAAGACATTATGGTATTAAAGAATAACGCTGGAACTGACGATAATAGAGTTAGAAAACTCGACTACTCCGTACAGTTTAACAAGTTATTCTATGAACGCTTAATTAAAAATGAAGACATCACTTTATTTAGTCCAGAAGAAACTGGCGGTCTTTATAGTTCTATGAATGACAACGAAGACTTTAAAAAGCTATATGAAAAGTATGAGAATAGCCGCTACGTTAAAATGAAAAAGAAGATTAGTGCTAGAAAGTTGGCAGAAATATTTGCTAAAGAAAGACTAGAAACTGGACGTATATACGTAATGAATATTGACAACGCTAATGAGCATGGTTCTTGGGATGCTCCTGTTTACATGAGTAACTTATGTCAGGAAATAATTCATCCAACTAAACCCATTTCATCTATTGATGATGCAGAGGGCGAAATCGGTATTTGTATTTTGTCAGCACTTAATCTTCTTGAACTACAAACTGATGAGAATATAGAAAGTGCTTGTAGCATGGCAGTTAAAATGCTAGAATCTATTATAGATTATCAAGATTATCCCATTTTAGCTGGAGAAAACTTTACGAAGAATCGTAGATCTTTAGGAATTGGAGTAACTAATTTTGCAGCCTTTTTAGCAAAGCATAAGCTTAAATACGAAGATGCAGAAACATTAAAACTAGTACACCAAACGATGGAAAAAATTCAATGGTACTTACTAAACGAGTCTTGTAAACTTGCAGAAAAATTAGGGCCGTGTAATAAATTTTCAGAAACCAAATATTCTCGCGGACTATTGCCCATAGATTGGTACAAAAAAACAGTTGACGAATTAGTGTCTCCAGACTATACTATGGATTGGGAAGGGCTTAGAGAAAGAATTAAAAAGTTTGGCCTGCGTCACTCCACCCTGACTGCTATCATGCCCTGTGAGTCATCCAGCGTCATCCAGAACAGCACAAACGGCATTGAGCCAGTAAGAAGCCTAATGTCGTATAAAAAGGCAAAGAACGGAATATTAAAACAATTAGTACCCAATTATTCTAGTCGTAAAAACTATTACACGCTAGCTTGGGATATGAAAGATAATAAAGCGATACTTAATATTTGCGCAATTTTACAGAAGTTTGTAGATATGAGCATTAGCGTTAATTTGTATTATAATTATGCACATTATCCAGAAGGAAATATCCCATTGAGTGTATTAATTAAAGACCAATTGTACGGTTTTAAATATGGCGTCAAGAATTTTTATTACTGTAACACTCCAGACTCTGACGGTGATACAGAAAAAGATATGCATAAAAAAGAAACTTGTGAAGGGGGTTCGTGCGCTATATGAAAACAATACTAAATAAAAAAAATGTAGACTACACATCGCAGCCATTGTTTATGGGTGAAGACCTTTCACTACAAAGATATGACAGGTTCAAATATCCAGTATTCTTTGATCTTTATAAGAAACAGCTTGAGTTCTTTTGGAGGCCAGAAGAAATTGAACTTAAAAAAGATCGCAACGATTTTAAAAATGACGATATAATGAGTCCAAACGAGAAGTTTATTTTTACTTCTAATCTATTATATCAAACAGCTTTGGATAGCGTTATCTGTCGCGGAGTACCAACACTGCTACAACATGTATCTAATCCAGAACTAGAAGCTTGCATGAACGTTTGGCAGTTTTTTGAGCAAATTCATAGTTATAGTTATACATATATAATTAAGAATGTATACAGTAATCCTACAGAAGTATTAGATAGCTGCCTAACAAATGAAGAGATATTAAAGAGGTCAGAGGTAGCGGTCAGAGAATACAACTCACTTAGAAATATTGGGCATTCAGGTAAAAAAAATGACATTAAAAAACAAATCTATCTTACGCTAATAAGTGTAAATATATTAGAAGCAATAAGATTTTATGTGTCATTTATATGTGCATTTGCTTTTGCTGAAAATAAGAAAATGATAGGTAATGCAGATATAATAAAACTAATAAAGCGTGATGAGGCATTACATTTGTATAATACTCAAGAAATAATTAAGATACTAAGAACAGTACCAGAAGAAGGTTTTGTAGACATCGCAAAAGATTGCGAAGAAGAAGCTTGCAACATGTTTGATTCTGCCGCTAATGAAGAAAAGGCGTGGGCAGCATACTTATTTAAGGATGGATCTATAATAGGATTGAATGAAAAAGTTTTGTGCGAATATGTAGATTGGCTATGTATGAGCAGGCGTAAGAATATAGGATTACCATACGAAAAGGGTAAGAAGAATCCTATATCTGGCTGGACTGACCCTTGGATGAATAGCGAAGCTGTACAGGTAGCACCACAAGAGCATGAGATAACATCATACAAAATTGGTGCAAGTACAAACGATCTTGAACAAATTGACCTTGGAGAATTTTCACTATGAAATATTCTATTAAAGTAACACCAGTAGATGTGCTAGCACAAGTTCCAACAAAAGCTCATCATAATGATGCTGGTTTTGATTTATATTCTACAGTTGATATCATAATCGAACCAAAACAAAGAAAGACCGTTAATACTGGGATAACACTACAAATGCCAGACAATTTAGCTGGTTTAATATGGCCAAGATCTGGCCTATCTGTTAAACAGGGCATAGATGTTTTAGCTGGAGTAGTAGATAGTGGCTATAGGGGAGAGATAATGGTATGTCTATATAATACATCAGATAATGATGTGGTTATACGTACCGGGGATAGAGTCGCACAGATTATATTCCAAGAGGTTCCTCATGTAATTATGGAGGTCCATGAATCGTTAGGTTCCTCGCAACGCGGGAGTAACGGCTTTGGCAGCACAGGCACATAACAACAGAAAAAAACGTCAAGAAGAAAAAAAACCTAAACAAAACAATCTGGAAGCCAAGACAGAGAACCAAAAAAAATATATAAGACTAATTGTAGAAAATGATATTATTTTTTGTTCAGGCCCGTCTGGAAGTGGCAAGTCATTTATTGCTGCTGGATTAGCAGCACAAAAATTACTTAAAGATGAAATAGATACACTAATCATTACTAGACCGTTAGTATGCACTGGTAAAGATATAGGTTCATTACCTGGAGAATTAGGAGATAAAATAAAACCATATTTACAGCCTATGGAAGAAAATTTAAAATACTTTCTAGGAAGAGATAAGTTTGGTTTATATTTTAATCAACGTAGAATTAGGTTTGAGCCACTAGAAACAATGAGAGGCTCTACATTTCATAACGCATTTATGATATTAGACGAAGCTCAAAATTGCACACTAGAACAAATAAAAATGTTTATTACAAGAATGGGTCAAGATTCTAAAGTAATAATTAATGGAGATATTAAACAAACAGATTTATATAGGGATAGCGGACTAGATTTCTGTATAGATAGATTATCTCAAGTTCACGGTGTAGGTATATGCAAATTGGACTATAATGATATACAGAGAAATGGAATACTAGGAGCTGTTTTATACGCCTTGGAGAAGTAATGTTATACGATTATAAATGTCAAGAATGTGGATATTTTATGGAAGATGTTTATCAATCTATAAAAGCTGAAGCCTTAAAAAAATGCCCATCATGTAACAAAGATAGCCTGTCTAGGGTAGTATATGGTGGGCTAGGCTCATTCGTTAAGGACGTAAGGACCGTTGGACAAATTGCTGATAGAAATTGGAAGACAATGGGTTCCTATAAGCGTTCTGAGATTGAAAACAAAAATAAAGACTTGTCAGAAAGCAATAAAAAGAGTAAGCTTATTAGAGAAATTAATAAGATGACAACTGAGCAGAAAAAAAACTTTATCATAAATGGTGAAAAATGAAATTTATTAACGCATACAACAAAGACGATTTCAAAGAAGATATAACCACAGTTTATTATGACAAGCTAGGTCAGATTACTAATAATGAAAAAGACTCGTTTGCTAAGACCGTCTTTACAAGTGAAAGTGAAAAATATTTTGTTACAACGTTTAGAAATATTATCTATGATCCATACGGTATAGATTCTCATAGGGAAAATTATTTAGAATTACACACTAAAGATGTTGCTAAAAGAACATTTGACCTATATCTTGCATATTTACACACAAGAAACGGCACATATTTAAGTAAAGCACAAAGGAGTTTTATAAATGGTTAAAAAAGGTCCACTTGGTAAAGTTGAAATATTTTATCTAGAAAAGAATATAGAGCTAGGCTTGGGTCTAGATCAAATTGCTGTTGACTTAAATAGAAATCTAAGTACAATTAAGAATTACGTAGATAAACACTATACTAAGCCAAGCAACAATAATCCTTTTAACGTTGGTAGTCAGTTTATAAGCCAAAACGGTGCAACAATAATGACAGAAAATGCATCGGCTTTGTCTGATAGCACAAAAAAATTAAGTCGCAAGCAGTCTCCATGTACTACCAAGATAAAGAGATGAAACAGTTTATACATACTTATAGTGATTGGTTGACAGAGTATAAAAAAAATAAGACTTTAACTTGGTTTAAAGTTACTCTTTCTGATAAATTAGATTACTATTTTAATCAGTACGAAGATTGGTTTGATATAAAAAAGATTTGTCAATCTTGTAAACTAAATATCATTTCTATAGGCTTACAGTATAAATCAAATTCATGTAATATTGATACTATAGATGCGGATGGAGTATACTTAATACGTTCAGCGCTTGGTGCCATTGGTGAAGTAACCAAGCAAACTATAACTATAGGTAAATTGCATAATAGCATAGTATATAAAACTATGTGGGTTGTTCCAGAGTTGGTTGAACAATTAAATGATCAAGATAAAGTTGAAAACTGTTTTGAAGAAGCAATCATTTACAATGACAAACAAAAAACCGAGACTGTTTAACAAAGAGTTCCAAAAAGAATGGTCTGAAGAGTACAGTTATAAGCACATTCACACTGGTGAATATTGTACATTTGAGGCATACTTAGCAGAATTTTTGATATTGAGATGGACAGAAGCTTTTAAGATGGACAAACCATCTTATAAATTCTGGACAATTGGAGACAAATATCATGATATGTTCATGAGAAATATGAAAGCTGCTAATTCTCTAAAAAAGAAGTTTGAAGAAAAATTAATTCTAGAAGCAGTTAAGTCTAAACACTTTGATAAAATTTATCACATAGGCTTGAAATGCTATGGTCCTCGCGGATGGAAGTATAATCAGTTAGCCGTTAAGGCTATAGAGAACTATAAAAAGGAAATCAAAGCGGTCAACAAATCTAAAGAGATAGAGAAGACTGCAAATGAAATAGATATAGTTCAAAACATAGAAGACACTAGGATTAGGCGTACTCAATCTATCATCAAAACAAAATCAATGATAAACAAACTGAGGGATTTATGAAAAAGAAAAAGGACGGATCATCAAGTAAGTTTTCGGAAGACGCTATAACTAGCTCAATACTAAGCAAGTACGGTGACATTGTACGCAGTGGCACTGAGGTATTAGAGTCAATCAATAACTTAAAGGTTATTAGTATTTCTCCAGCGTTAGATATAGCACTAGGTGGAGGATTAAGAGAAGGCTCTGTTGTTGTTATGACGGGAGATCCTAAGAGTGGTAAAACTACTACAGCGTTGCATTTCGCCGCCAAGTGTCAAAAGCAAAATAAAAAAATAGTATATGTCAATACTGAAGGTAGATTATCCAAACAAAACTTTGAGGGCATCAAGGGCTTAGATTCTGATAAAATACTTATAGTAGAATCAACTGATGATAGAATTCTAACTGCGGAAGATTTTCTAAACATAGTAGAATATTATATTAATAATGATCCCGGTTGTGTTATTATTACCGACTCATTATCAAATATGGTTCCCGCCTGTGAACTAGAAGGAGAAGTAAGAACTGGAGTGCGAAACGCTTTACCGAGATTACTTTCCATGTTCTTTAAAAGAATTAGCGGCACGTTAATGAAAAATCAAACCATCCTTATTTGTATCACACACAACATAGCAAATACTGGTGGATCGCCATATGCACCAGCAAAGATGGCAGACTGTGGCAACATGTTACAATATCAAGCCGGAACTAATATGGTTATTACTCATAGAGGTAAGTGGCAAGTACCCAAAGATACTGGGCCACACGTTGGTCAAATAGCCAACTGGAATATAAAAACTTCTTGCTCTGGAGGTAAACCTAATAGCACAGCAGAAAGTTGGATAAGATACGGGATTGGCGTGGATGAGGTACAAGAAATAACGCAAATAGCTTGTGAGTTTAGGTTAATCAAAACTTCTGGAGCTTGGTATACAGTACAATGCGCAGTAGACAACAAAGATAATGAAGTTGTGCAAAGCTTATTAAAGTCTAATAACGTTCAAGATACTTCAGAAGATATAGAAAAATTCTTCAAGTTTCAAGGTTCAAATAATCTATATGAATTCTTAACAAACAATGAACCTCTAGCAAATTTTGTATATGAAAAAATAAAGGAACTTTATTAATGAAGGTAACTGGCTTAAATGGCAGAGTGTATCCTTGGAATTTAAGTGGATATGATATAAAATCTGATGATAATAGAAAAAGGTCTAAGTACCATTTAAGAGCTAGAAGTTTACTAAAAGAAATATATCATAGTTATAGAATACTAGAAGAAGTAAAATTACCTGGGAGTACAGCTAGTCATAGAAAAGGTGTGCTGTATCTAGACTTTTATATACCGCAGATTATGAAAGCCGTAGAAGTTCATGGTCAGCAACATTATGAATTCTGTAGTTTTTTTCACAAGAATTTAGCTCATTTTACACTTGCAAAAGCCAAAGATGAGGATAAAATAGAGTGGTGCGCCCTGAATAATATAGATATAATTGTATTAAAATATTCACACACGGATGAAGAGTGGAGACATCAAATTGAAAACAGCTAAAGAAACTGTTGAGCATTTCCTAAAGTCTTTAGATGATTTTATACATCAGACAAATACTAATTTTGCTCACTTTAGAGAAGAATTTCTGATAGTGTCTGACTTGTCTGATGAGCAACTAAGGAAGTTAACAAAAGAAGAATTGTTTGATTCATCTTATATGTTATATAGTTATGCGTCATACATACAAGATCAAATAAATAAACAGAAGGTGGTTTATGATCTATGTACAGATCAATTAGAAAAACTAGTGGCACAACATAGTGAAGAATTTAGCAAGTATACTAAGCACGAAGCAAAAATACAACTAGTAATAAATGAAAATGAGTATGCCAAATCTATAGATAATTATCGGAGTATAGCACACGCTAGATTACAAAGTCTTGATGGCAAGGTATATGAATTGAAACGTAAGGCAGATATACTATTAGAGAAGGGTAAGAGGTCATGAATATAGATAAGTTTATAGAAACGCTAAGTCCAGAACAAATAGAATCGTTGAAGTCTGCGTTACTTAAGACACAACAAAAAGAAGAATTAGTAGAAGACAATAATAATTTTCGTATGAATAAATCTATAGATAATAAGCACAAGAGAAAAGAGCCAGTAAGGGCTAGGGAGAATACGTGGGTAGACACTGGTGAAAAAAGAGATATTACCACACCAGAATTTACCCCAGTAGCAAGAACTAGAGAAGCTCCAGAAAAAATTAAAATTAAGTGCCATATATGTGGCAGAACAACTGAAGTAGATAATAGATTTGTTTGTGGCGAATTTTATAGATGCAATAACTGCACGGGGTAAAAATGGCAAAACTAAATGACATTGGGGCAGAAAGAGCAGTCTTAGCTGGTATACTTCAACACGGAATTGATGGATACGTTACCGTATCTGATTTAATATCTGTAGACACGTTTGATCATACCAATAATCAAATTATATATAGGTGTCTAGAGCATATTATAACTAACGATCAAAAAATAGATATACCTTCTATCTTCGCTTCGGCAAAGTATCTAGGACTAGAAGACGCAATAAACACAGAGCAAGAATTAAAATATATCAAATCATTAATGGTATTTCCAATTAATGTAGATAACATACTACCATTTGCTGCACAAATTAAAAAGTTTGAATTTGCTAGAAAGATACATAAACTAACTCAAAAGATACATCAAGATATAGAAAAGATAGATGGAACAGAAAAAATTTCAGATATAATAAGTATATTGGAAAGTCCAGTTACCGATTTCCTAAGAGAAGATGAAGGTGGAGAACATCCAGAAAAGATAGGAAATAAGATAAATGATTACATTGAATTCTTAGCTGAAAACAAGTGTGACATTATAGGTATACCAACAGGATTCCAAAAGTACGATGAGGCTATAGGTGGCGGTCTTAGAAGAAAGTGTGTAGATTTAGTATCAGCTAGACCAAAGGTTGGAAAATCCGTTTTTGCTGATAATGTTGCACTAAATGTTTCATCTAAGAATATACCTGTTCTTGTATTAGACACAGAAATGTCTAAAGAAGATCACTTAAATAGACTTATAGCAAACTTGAGTGGCGTCCCAATTAATGAAGTAGCTACTGGTAAGTTTGTTGATAATAAGGAGAAGCATAATAATGTACAGGAAGCTGTACAAAAACTATCATCTATACCATATAGTTATATTAGTGTGGCGGGAAAACCATTTGAGCAAATACTTAATTTAATTAAAAGGTGGGTAGCTCAAGAAGTTAAAACAAATGAATATGGACAAACCAATGAGTGTCTAATAATATATGATTATTTAAAGCTAATGTCTTCTGAGTCAATTAATAATCATATGCAAGAATATCAAGCGTTAGGATTTCAAATTACCTCACTGCACAACCTATGCGTTAAACTTGATATACCGTGCCTATCGTTTGTTCAGTTGAATCGTGATGGCATCACAAAAGAAAGCACAGACGCTGTAAGCGGATCAGATAGATTAATATGGCTATGTACATCCTTTAGTATATTCAAGATCAAATCTCCAGAAGAACTTGCAGAAGACGGTCCAAAAGCAGGGAATAGAAAACTTGTTACAGTTGTGACTCGTCACGGTGCTGGATTAAACGACGGCGACTACATAAATATGCAGATGGATGGATCACACGCAAAGCTGATAGAGTTAAAAACAAGAAATGAATTCAAAAACCAGACCGTTGGAGATGCTGGGCTAGTTGATAAAGACAAAATGAAAAAGATAATAAATGAACTTACAGAATCTGAAGTCTGAACTTAATCTAAATATAGAGTCAGTGCTTAAAAAACTTGACATGGATTATGAAAAGTTTTCTGACAATATTTACTCTAATTGTCCAGCCCATGAGGAAAGTGACAATCCTAGAGGATTCTCATTTTCTACAAAGAAATATATATGGAAGTGCTGGACTAGAGATTGTCAAAATGATTTTAGTAATGATGTGTTTGGGTTAATAAGAGGCGCATTATCTAAAAAATATGGTTACAATGTTGATTTCAAAGAAATGCTGAAGTGGGTTAACGCAAACGTAAAGCAGCTAGACAATAAAAAGATTAAGCAACCCAAAAAGGAAAACGTAGAAGAGAGCGAATTCTTTGACATAGTAAGAATATTTAGCCCCAAAGCATCACAATCAAACGAAAGTGTAGTAGATTATGAATATACAAAACCTTCAAAGTACTTTATAAGCAGAGGATTTTTGCCAAGTACTTTAGAGTACTTTGGAGTAAGTGACCGCTGCAACCATGACGCTTTAAAAGATAGGGCTATAATACCAATACATAATAGCGATGGATCAAGCGTGGTTGGCTTATTAGGAAGGTCTATTAAAGAATATAAAGATCCAAAGTTTTTATTTTATCCAAGCGGATTTAACAAAAATCAGTATGTCTATAACTATCACAGAGCATATAATGAGATATGCAAGACTAGAACTATCATAATAACAGAGGGTCAAAGTGATATCTGGAGACTTTATGAGGCCGGTATTGAAAATGTTATTGGGATTTTTGGCAAGTCTATTATAGAAAATCACGAAGAAATTTTACATAAGCTACCAATTATAAATATAGTCGTAGCTACCGATAACGATCAAGCTGGTAATGAGTGTAAAATAGAAATTTTTCGCAAACTTAATCGTAGTTATAATCTTGTTTTTCCAAAGATATCAGACAAAGATATTGGAGAGATGAGTGTAAAGTTGATAAAAAGGGATTTCATTCCACAAATTAAGGGTTTAATATGAAGATTATAGGGATATCTGGAAGAAAACAATCTGGAAAAAATACAGCTGCCAATTATATCAATGGCGTAATCTTGAAGCAAAGAAACATGATAGAAGACTTCAAGATAAATGACGATGGCGCTTTAGAGATATATACTACTAATAGTAACGATCAAAAGGGGTGGGGAATATTTGATGTTTGTAGAAAAGATAAAGAGTTTGTTCAATACGCAGATCATGAACTCTGGCCTTATATAAAAGTATACCATTTTGCAGACGCCCTAAAGGATATGTCTTCTTCTTTATTTGGATTGAAGACCGAAAATCTTTATGGCACAGATAAACAAAAAAATTCTAAGACACAAATACGATGGAGCGACTTGCCAACTGACGAGAATAAAGACGGATATATTACATACAGAGAATTTTTAGAATATTTTGGCACCAAGATTATTCGTAAAATCAAGAACGACGCTTGGGTTAACACCACCATTGTAAAAGTATTTAATGAGAATTCTGACTTAGCTATTATTCCAGATGTTAGATTCCCTAATGAAGTTCAGGCTATTAAAGACAACGGCGGCGTTGTAATAAGGCTAACAAGAAATATATGTAAGTCAACAGTAGAGTGCGAGAGTGCTTTAGATAAAGATAAGTTCGATTGGTCAATGTTTGATCATGTAATAGACAATGAAAATTTCTCTATAACAGATACTTGTAGAGAGCTAGACAAAATTAACCATATTTGGAAATCATAATGCTTGTAACATACATAAGATCATCTAGCTATAATAATTACGATTATTGCCAAATGCAATACTTTATAACCTATGTGCTTGGTCATCAAGCTATAAGTGGTAAAAAGGCAGACATTGGCACCATTGTTCATAAAACATTAGAGTTATTAGCATCGCTTAAAAAAACACATCAAGACAGTAATAATAAGACAAAAAAATTACTATTCAATGATGACGCAGTAGGTAAGCTTTCTATAGATAAGAAACATTTGTTCTCAGATGATATAATTCCAGAGTTGCTAGATAAAAGTTTTACTTATTATTCAGAAAGTTCTCATCACGACTTCACGAAACTTGATAAAGAAACGTGTGAAACATTAGTGTGGTCTGCCCTTAAATTTAATAATGGTCAATTTGATCCTAGAAATAGAGATATTGTGGCAGCAGAGCCACATTTTGATATACCTATTGAGGAAGATTGGGCTAAATATACATACAAATTAGCAGATGGTCAAGTAATAAATGGGCAATTAGCTATAAAAGGTACTATAGATTTAGTAACAAAGGTTGACGAAAAGGTTATCGAAGTTGTAGATTATAAAACTGGAAGAAGATTAGATTGGGCTACTGGAGCAGAAAAAGATTATGATAAATTATGTTCAGATCCACAGCTATTGTTATATAATTATGCGATTTCTAAGCTATTTCCTGAGTATGAACAGGCTATTATGTCTATATTTTTCATTAAAGACGGTGGACCGTTTTCCATGTGCTTTGATAAATCAGATCGTGACAAATTTCTTGATATGTTAAGAGTAAGATTCAAAGATATTCAAGAAAATAATAAGCCTAGGCCAATATCGGAAGATAGAAGTAATTGGAAATGTACTAAATTATGCCACTTTTGTAAGAATAAGTGGAAAGATACGGAAGAAAGTATGTGTATTTATATAGATAACCATCTTAAAAAGCATGGCATGGAAAAAACTATTGCCAATTGCACAAGGGAAAACTTTAACATAGGCTTTTATGAAGCGCCGGGATAAGGAGAAAACAATGCCAATACCAGAAAAAAAAGAAAATGAAGAAAAAAACGCTTTTATGTCACGCTGTATGTCTGACAGCGTAATGAATAAGGAATATCCAAATTCAGATCAGAGGATTGCCATCTGTATGTCAAAGGCTACAGAGTTTTGTGATAAAATAGAAGCTGCTGATTTTGAATTTAATGTTAATACGTATGGATACGAAGAAGAAATTACAGAAGAAAATTTTGAAGTACCAGCAGAGGCAGACTATGTAGATTTTGGCGAAGAGACAGAAGAGTATGATATCTCTGTAGCAAAGCCTGGACTTTGGGAAAATATACGCAAAAAGAAAGAGCGTGAAGGTAAAAACTATAGACCAGCAAAACCTGGAGATAAGGATAGACCAAGCAAAGACGCTTGGAAAAAGGCACAGTCTGGTAATGATACGATGGCTTTAGAACAAATTCAGAAGATGCACGATCAATTAATTGAAGTAGTTATGAAGGTTAAAAACTCAACTATTGAAATTGAATTTGAGGAATGGACAAAGGACATGATTTCTAAAGCAGAAATATATGTTCAAAACGTTTATGACTTTGTAAAATATTACGAGCCGGGAAAATATGAAGACGAGTATACCTCAGAAGCAAAATATCAATACAGAGATCCAGACAGTGGAGAAATTTATACGTATAGAAAAAAGGGTTATTATGCAAAAGATGGTAATACTTTAATATACGTTGGAGAGGCAAGTGAATATCAAGGAAGAAAAGTAACTCTTAATAAACCATTTAGGACTCCAAAAGGTCCAAAAAAAATGAGCGTATATGTTAAGAATGAAAAGGGTAATGTAGTTAAAGTAAATTTTGGTGATCCTAATATGACTATAAAGAAAAATATTCCAGAGCGCAGAAAAAGTTTTAGGGCTAGACATAACTGCGATAATCCAGGCCCAAAATGGAAGGCAAGATATTGGTCTTGTAAAGCGTGGTGAAACAATGAATAAATCAATTTCTCAATTATTAAAAGAACAAGAAAGAAAATCTATGAATATTAAAGCTCAAACCGTTCAAGGTTATTCATCAAATGATGTTATAGAATTAATGAAAAAATCTCTAAATATACACTGGCAGCAAACCACCGTTTTGTCTGCACAAGCAGTACATTTGGAAAGATGGGGCTATAAAAAGTTAGCTGCTATTTTTAAAGAAGATGCTATACAAGAACAACAACACGCAATGATAAATTTAACTAGATTAGAATTTTTTGATCAAGATTATCAACCCTTAACAGTGGCTCCACCATCATGGACAAGGCATGATATGCTAGAAATTATTAACTATAATCTAGCTTCTGTTAGAGAAGCTTCCGCAACAGAAAGAGCAACCATTGTTGCTGCTATGGAGATTGGAGATCAAATTACAGTACAAATGTTTATTGAATTACTACAAGGTAGCGAAGATGGTATTGAACTATATGAAGGATATTTAAAACTTATTGAGCAAATGGGAATTGATAATTTCCTAACTCTACAGGTATAAATGTATCTAGATTAAAAGCTTAGAAATTACTATAAATATGATTCTTACGTATAAAGATTGTTCAGGCAACTTGCTTACCTAAACGCTATAATAGTCTGCACCAAAAGGATTGTTGATGGGAAGTCATCTTTTATTTTTTGTCTTATTAGTTATACTACTAGAAAGTAGTATTATTATTTTATCTTATTATTCTATGAAGTGGAGGCGTCAATCAGAGTTACGCCCCCTCTTTATAAGTCACAAATTTCTTAAAAAGGAGATAGATATGGGTTTAGTATATGAATTAACATGCTCCGCGCCAGTAGATGATGACGTTATGGAGCGTAGATTAACAGTAAAAGTAAACGGCGCAGTAGTTGCTACAGACTTTTATGCTAACAACGTAACCAATCTAGGCGAAAGAACATTCGTACAGGGTGACAATGTTGTGCTATCGCTTGTAGACGTAGACGATGTTGGTAACATCAGTGAGCCAGCATTTGTAGAATTCGTGGCACATGATACAATTGCTCCATCGGTTCCGGGACTAGAAGTTAAGTTAGTTCGTGAAGAATAATTTTGTTTTTCTAGGGGGGTGAAATATCCCCCCACTTTATATTGAGGTTATATGTTGAATTGGTTTCCGTTAAATAACTACACTCACTACAGTTTGCTAAAAGGTTTTTCAAAACCAAAAGAATTAGCAAAGCTATGTAAAGAAAAGGGCTATCCAGCTTGTGGTATTACTGACTACAAGACCATATCTGGATGCGTATCTTTTTACAGAGCTTGCAAAGACGTTGGCGTAAAACCAATATTGGGATGTTCTTTTGATGGATATAATTTATACGCAAAGAACAAAGACGGGTGGCATAATCTTATTGAAATTATTTCATCGATAGATGAGAATGGTAATATAGACAATAAATTTGTTGAAACTATACTAAAGCAAAGTAATCTTATTTATCTTGAGCGTAGTATAGATATACCGACAAGTTTTTATTGCTACAAAGATCAAGCTAACCTACACAGGATTTTGCTTTGCTCAGAATTAAAAACAACACTTCCAAATATTGCAAAACAAATACGTAAAAATGAACTTGATAATAATATATCTCAGTTTTTTACCAATGAAGATCATTATGTAATGGCTGGAAAACCATCAAAGGTGCTTGAAGATATTTACAACCAGTGTGAAGACTATGATATATTGAATAAGCCAATCCTACCAAAATTTAAATGTCCAAATAATTTGTCAGAAGAAGATTACTTAAAAGAGTTGTGCAGAAGGGGTTGGAAATCATTACTAATTGACAAAGGCAAAGTGTCTGATGAAGTAAACAAGCAAAAGTATTTAGATAGATTCAAAGAAGAGTTCGATGTAATAAAAAACGCAAATCTTTTTGGATATTTCTTAATTGTGCAAGATATAATAAAACATGTTCATGATAGTAATTGGTTGTCTGGACCGGGAAGAGGATCGGCGGCTGGTTGTTTAATATCATATTTAATAGGCATTACTCAAATAGATCCTATTGAATTTGATCTTCTGTTTGCCAGATTTTATAACGCTGGCAGAAATACAGATGACCACATTTCTCTACCAGATATAGACATAGATGTTCCAGCTAATCATAGAGATGATGTTATTAAATATCTTAAAGACAAATACGGTAACGACAGGGTTAGTCAAATGATTACATTTGGTAGACTGCAAGGAAGGAGTGCTATCAAAGAAGTATTGAGAGTAAATGAAGCTTGCTCTTTTGCAGAAATGAATGCTATAACAAAAGTTATACCAAACGAAGCAGAGATATCAGACCAGTTAGCAGAAATGGATGACGATGATAGATCTATTATTAGGTGGGCGTTAATAAATAATGCAGATGAGCTTCAAGATTTTTGTAGAATAAACGACGATGGATCACTAGATGGAGACTATGCTGAATACTTTGAGCAGGCTATTAAATTAGAGGGTACTTTTAAAACTCAAGGAAAACATGCTGCTGGTGTTGTTATATCTAAAGAACCATTACACAAAGTATGCCCAATGGTTAAGCAGAAAGGTTCATCAGAAAAAATTGCAGGATTAGAAATGGTAGACCTAGAAGCTCTAGGGCATGTAAAGTTTGATGTATTAGGTTTAACTTTACTTGATAAGATAATGTATGTAGAATATATCACAAAAAAGGAAAATATACATGGCTAATAGAGACTACATAATTTTTGACTTTGAAACGGGATCTCGTAATCCTCATAAAACTCAACCTACGCAAATTGCCGCAATAGCATTAGATGGTAGGGATTTATCTGTAAAGGGTACATTTAATAGTGAGATTAAACCATTATTAAATGACGAAGAGGCCATTGCTGCTGGGTTAGATCCAATCGAAGATGGAGCTTTAAAAGTAACTGGCAAGACTAGAGAAAAGCTAGAAGAGGCACCAGCGTTAAAGTCCGTGTGGAGTAAGTTCACTAAATTTGTTGATCAATATAATTGGAAGGGTGAGCCATTTTTTAATCCTATACCAGTTGGATATAATATCATAGGATTTGACTTAATTATTGTAAATAGATTATGCCAAGAGTTTGGACCTTGGGATAAAACAAAAGATCAACCCAAATTATTTAGTAGGGTTTATAAAGTAGATTTAATGGATAATGTTTTTATGTGGACTGAAGCAGATCCTAGTGTTAGATCTATTAGTATGGATTCTTTAAGAGAAAAGATGGGATTAAGTTTAGAGAATGCTCACGATGCTTTACAAGACGTAAAGGATACGGCCAATATATTTATTAAACTTTTGAAAACACATAGAGCGGTATATCAAAACATAGAATTTGATAAAGCTTTTGCTAACGGTAACTTGTATGTTAAGTAAGACATGTATTTACTGTAAGAAAAAAAAGAATATAAATCAATTTCCTAAACATAGCATGTACAAGGATAAGCTTGACATGAGATGTAGAAGCTGTATAAAAGAACACGCATCTATAAGAAGGGATTTACATAAAAAGGCACCAAGCAAACCAAAATTATGCGAATGTTGCAAAAAGATTCCAATCAAGTGGTGTTTAGATCATGATCATGAAACTAATGAATTTAGAGGATGGTTATGCGAACGTTGTAATACGGGGCTTGGTAAACTAGGGGATAATATAGAAGGCATAGTAAACGCATTGAATTATTTGTTGGGTAAAAATAATGGAATATAATGATAAAAAAACGTGGAAGCTTTTTGCTGAAGGAAGAACTAAAGGTATTTTTCAGTTAGAAAGCAATCTAGGTAAATCTTGGTCTAAGAAATTGGCACCAAACAACCTAGAAGAACTTTCTGCATTAATAGCTATTATAAGACCAGGAACTCTTAAATCTATGTTAGATGGAAAGTCTATGACTCAACACTATGTAGATAGAAAACATGGCAGGGAAGAAGTTACTTATTTACACTCAGCACTTGAAGATATACTTAAACCAACTTATGGAGTTTTAGTTTATCAAGAACAGTCTATGCGTATTGCTGAGAAAATAGCCGGTTTCAATCTACAAGAAGCTGACGTTCTTCGTAAGGCGATTGGAAAAAAGAAGGCTGACCTTATGAATGAAGTAAAAAAATCATTTATAGCGGGCGCAGAGCGCGTTGGAATCGTTTCTAAGGAAGAGGCAGAGCAGATTTTCGGATGGATTGAAAAGTCATCAAGGTACGCATTCAATAAATCGCATAGTATATCATACGCCGCTTGTTCGTATTGGAGTGCCTATTACAAAGCTCATCATACAGACGAGTTTTTCTTATCATATCTATATCACGCTATAGAAAAACAAGATCCACATCAAGAAATATATGAATTAGTTTCAGAGGCAAAGCTGTTTGATATTCAGGTAGCAACGCCTAGCCTAAAACATTTCGAAGAAAAGTTTAACCTAAAAAATGGGAAGATTTTCTTTGGCATAAAAGATATTAAATCTCTTTCTGGAAAAACTGGGGATGCTGTAGTAATCGCAATACGCTCAGTTGAAGAAGAACAAAAGAAAAAAATAACAGAATTTACATGGCTAGAAATATTACTATATTTTGGCAGCAAGATAGGCTCTACAGCATTTAAATCATTAGCTTCTGTGGGATTTTTTAGGGATTTTAATGGTTCTATTAGTAGAACTAGAGCTTTATATGAATATGAAATTTTTAGGACATTAACTGCCTCAGAGCAAAAATGGCTATCAGAAGAGTATAATACGATGAAGTGGCCTAATTTATTAGAAGCCCTTAAGTCTTTAGCACCAGTAAAAAAACTTGGTGGAGGAACTAGCAAAAAAGAAAGACAGCAAGTTGTAGAAAATGAGATTCAACTGCTCCTTAATCCACCATACGGATTAGAAGATAGTATTAAATGGATTATTGATCAAGAAATAAAGTTTCTAGGTTGTCCAATAACACTAACCAAGGTAGAAACAGTTGATACATCTTTAGCAAATACAACATGCAAAGAAATTATAAATGGCAAAAGGGGTGCTAATATTTGTATAGTGGCAAATATAAAAGCTATATCAGAATATACGGTTAAGAACGGCGAATCTAAAGGACAAAAGATGGCATTTTTGACTATTGAAGATGACACATGCGCCCTAGATAACGTTGTAGCTTTTCCATCAGTCAAAGAAAAATATAAGTATATTCTTTATGAAGGTAATAATTTAGTATTATGTTGTAATACAAAAGGTAAGAATGACTCGTTAATCATTGAAAAAATTATGGAGACATAGAATGAATTCTTGTTTATTTACTGGATACTTAACAGAAGATCCAATTGTCAGTAAAATGGATGGGGTTACTTTGGCAGAGTTTATATTAGTAGTCTATTCTTACAGAAAAACTAAAAGTACTGGAGAAAAAACAAAATTAGCCACACATATTTACTGTGAAGCTTGGCACACAGGCGCTGAAACTATTGCAAAGTTTGCTAAAAAGGGAACTAAAATAACCATCAATGCTAGTGCAAGACAGGTAGAAAAAAATGATGACAGAATAGTATTTAGAATTAACGAATTTGATATTTGTAATCTAGAAAATAGAGAATAATACTATGAGGAAAAAAAGAATATTGTTTTGTAGCGAAGCTACATTTTTAAACACTGGATATGCTACTTATACTAGAGAGATATTAAACTATTTACATAGTACTAATAAGTATGAGATAGCAGAAATGGCTTCGTATGGAAGTAGGCATGATCCAAGAGGTACAAATTTGCCTTGGAAATACTACGGTGTTGCTCCAGACGATCAGTGTTCTAAAGAAGAACATGATGCTTATAATTCAATTCCCACTAATCAGTTTGGTGAATTTATCTTCAACGATGTGTGTCTTGATTTTAAGCCAGATGTTGTTTGTGACATAAGAGATTTTTGGATGTTAGACTTTGTTGAAAGATCTCCATTTAGAAACTTTTTTAAGTGGGCTATTATGCCCACCGTAGACGCTGCGCCACAAGCTCGTCAATGGATTGCTACTTATGCTAATGCTGATGCATGTTTTACATACTCTGATTGGGCTGGCAAGGTATTAATTGATCAATCTGGTGGCAAAATTAATTACCTAGGTAGTGCGCCACCATCTGCTGATCCAGCTTATAAGCCCATAGAAAACAAAGAAGCGTTAAGAGAAAGCTTGGGTTTAAATCCTAATATAAAAATTATTGGCACAGTGATGAGAAATCAGCGTAGAAAGTTATATCCAGATTTGTTTAAAGCTTTTAAGAAATTCTTATCATTAGTACCAGATCCAGAGAATTACTTCTTATATTGTCATACAAGTTATCCAGATCTAGGTTGGGATTTACCAGAATTAATTCAGGAAAATGAATTAGCAAGTAAGGTATATTTTACATACATATGTCCAGATACAAAACAGCCGTTTCCTAGTCTATTTAGAGGGGCTGTAACAGTTTCTCCCTTCACACAAAAATATGGAGCAACCGTTTCTAGCGTTAAGAATGGGGCAAGTTACGAACATCTATCAATGATAATGAATCTTTTTGATTTATATGTTCAATATGCTAACTGCGAAGGGTTTGGACTCCCACAGGTAGAGGCTGCGGCTTGTGGAGTACCAGTTATGTCCACTGATTATTCAGCAATGGAAAGTGTTGTGCGTCAACTTGGCGGAACTCCGCTAACTCCAAAGGCTTTATATAAAGAACTAGAAACTGGATGTATGAGAGCGGTTCCAGACAATGATCTTGCGGCTCAAAAGTTCTTAGAATTTTTTCAAAAGACAAAAGAAGAAAGAGAAGCTTTAGGTCTAAGAACAAGAGAATTATTTGAACAGCAATTCCAGTGGCATATTAGCGGCGGGCAGTGGGAAAAGTATTTTGATAGTATAGATATTATTCCAGAGGAAAAATCTTGGAAGTCGCCACCTAGAATTTCTTATCCCGCCCAACCATTAACAGAAGATCAGTTAAACAATGTTTCTAATTATCAACAATTAGCTCAGTGGTTAATAGTTGAAGTTTTAAGAGAGCCAGAAAAATTAAATACTTTTCTAGAAGCTAGATTGATTAGAGATCTAACTTATAAAACATCTACTGCGACCACAGGAGGAATGTATTATAATGAAAGTTCAGCAGCGTTTGATAACAAGCGATTAACACCATTCTCATTTGAGGATGCTTATAAGCACTTTTCATCACTTTGTGAGAGAAGAAATCATTGGGAACAAAAAAGATTAAAGGTTATTAATCAATGAAAGTGATATGCGTTTCAAACTATGAAGATGATTTTACTAACATATATAATATAGTCTATCCGCATAATAAAGTTTATTTTGATAGACACGGAATAGATTATAGGGTAGTAAAAACATCAAGTAATGAAACTATGCAGAAAAAGTATTGGGAAAAAATCTTCCTAATCAAACAATGCTTAGAAGAAAAAACTCACGATTGGATTTTTTTACTTGATATTGATGCTATTATAGTAGATCAAAATATCGACATAAGAAATATCATTAATATGTCTAGGGAAAAAGCTGATATATTACTATGTCATACTAATTGTGATCCGCGAGAAAGATATTGGAATATTAATATTGGTTCTGTAATTTTCAAAAATAGTTCTTATAGCTTAGAAATTATTAACGAAATGATCCAACAGGGAAAAAACACAGAATTTTTATCATACGAACAGCCAATACTACAACGCATGTTAAAATACAATCATAACAATATTTTAGAACACGCAGAAATATTTCCAGCAGAAGCCTTTAATCACGAAGGTAAGTTTATATATCACGCATGTAACATTAGCTCAACTAATGGAAACTTAAAAGATCAAATTAAATTAAAAGAAGAAGCATTAAGGAATATTATCAAATGAACATACTATATATTGGACATTATAAAGAGGGAAGTGGCTGGTCGCAAGCTGCAATAGACTATATTTTGGCATTAGATGCCGCTGGAGAGAATGTAGTCTGTAGAAATATTACGCTAACGAGGGATAATATTGATAATCTTCCTAGGCGTATTTTAGAACTTGAAAAGAAAAATATTAATAATATAGACGTATGCATTCAACACGTTTTGCCACACCACCTAGTTCCCACAGAGAAATTTAAAAAGAATATCGCATACTTTGTTTTTGAATCAAGTACAATAAAACACATACCTTGGCTTGGCGCATTAAAGCAAATGGACGAAGTGTGGGTTCCAAACTCTGATGCAAAAAATAGATTAATATCAGATGGTCTAAAAAATGTTAAAGTTTTACCACACACGTTTGATATGATAAAGTATAGAGGGTTTTATAATCATATAGCGTTTCCAGATTTATCTACATTTAAGTTTTATACCATTCTAGATCTAAATGAGCGAAAGAATCTAGAGAGTATAATAAAATGTTTTCATTCAGAATTTAAAGAAAGTGATAACGTAGACTTAGTATTGAAAGTAAAGAAATACGGAGTTAATGATGAAGCACTTTTTAGATACGTCAACGAATTCTGTTCTGATATTAAAAAGAAGTTAAGAATACATAAAGATGTAAATAGATATAAGCAAGAAATTATCATATGCGGCTCACTCAATGAGGAACAAATACTAAGTCTGCATAGTTCATGTAATTGTTTTATAAATGTATCTCATGGAGAAGCGTGGTCTATTCCTACATTTGACGCAATGTGTTTTGGCAATACTCCGATTGCCTGTAATGAGGGTGGCCCAAAAGAGTACATAGGCAACGAAAAAAATTCTGGCACATTAGTTAATGGAGTTTATTCAGTTTGCTGTCAACAGGATGCCGCTTTTGATTTTATATTTACTGGTAAAGAAGAGTGGTTTGTGCCAAGTGAAAGAGAGATAAAGGCCGCTATGAGATATTACTACGAAAATAGAGATAGCGTTAATAAAGATTATGGATTTGAGCAAGGTAAAAAATTCTCATATGACAATGTTGGAAAACTTATGAGGGACTATATAAATGAGTAAATTAAGTAAGATAATCAGCTTGGCTAATAGTGAGAAGCCAGAAAAATATAGAATACTAACATTTCCCACACATGAAAGATATGAAACACAGTTATGCAAAACTGGTCATGAGTTTTATTCATTTCATCTCAAGGGCAGTAAGAAGTGGAATAAGGAACAGGTAGAAGTACCAGATAATTACCATATCTTGCCAGAGAACGAAGTGTCAAGTTATCTAGACTTTGACTTTATATTAGTTCAAAGTAAATTCTGGCAATATCAAGTTGCACAACAAATAAACGAAAGACTCCAACTACCAATAATAGTATTAGAGCATACAGTTCCAACGCCTCAAACTATTAGTAGAGAGCAATTTGAACAAATGAGACAGATGATTGGAAACAAAAATGTTTTTATATCTGAATATTCTAAGGGCGCTTGGGGAATTACATATAACACAAAAGTAATACATCATGGCCTAGATACTGAATCATTCAAGAATAATGGATTAACAAAACAAGAACATATACTTACAGTAGCAAACGATTTTGTAAAAAGAGATTACTGCCTTAACTATTCTGGATGGAAAAGAATAACTGATGGTATATCTACAAAATTAATTGGAGATACTGAGGGTTTGTCAGAGCCAGCAAAAAGTACAGAAGATCTTATTAATGCATATAATGAGTGTGGCATATACCTTAATACTTCTATATTAAGTCCCATACCTATGTCTTTGTTAGAAGCAATGTCTTGTGGCTGTGCCGTTGTGTCTACAGCAACTTGTATGATTCCAGAGATAATAGAGAATGGTGTTAATGGCTTTATATCTAATGATGAATCTGAATTAAGATCATACATTATAAAGCTACTAGAAGACAAAGATTTAAGAAATACTATTGGAAACAATGCTAGACAAACAATTGAAAATAGATTTTCTTTATCAAAATTTATAGACAGTTGGAATGACATATTTGATGAAACTTATGAGGAACAATTATGAAACTATATATTACAAGCGATGTGGGTAAAAATATAAGTGGCTATGACACAATAGCTTTACGTGACGGCAAATTTAATCTTGATGATATATCTAATAATTCGTGTGAAGAAATTATATTTATAGATGGACTTGAAACTATTAAAATTAGCGACTTGCAACAGGCATTGCATACTATATTTTCAAAAATGCGCTTTGGCTGCAAGTTAGTATTAAGTGGAGTAGACTTACATACATTGTCGCAATACGTATTGAATGGAAGCATAGATATGGAAAATTATGCTAAGATAATAGAAAATAAAGTATTTATATCAGACTTATCAGAAATAAGAAATATATTAAAGTCTGCTGGTATAACAATAGAAAAAATTAATATGAAGGACATACACTATGAAATCTCAGCAAGAAGAAAAGCAATATCAAACTAATTGTTTAGATTGTGCTTGCGCAATATATAAGGAAAACAAGCAAACTGGTTGCGCAGTCAAAAGACTAGACAATTTTGTTAAAAGGGGTGAGGCGCGAGTTCTAACACAAGAAGATAAAGAGTCATATATAATAACTAGAATATGCAACGCCTACAGAAGTCCAGCTTGGAATAATGGAAAACTAGACACTGACTTATTACTTAAAGAAGTGTCGCAAACTTTTGGTATTATAATAGATACTAATGGGATGACGAGAGAAATAGCAGACAATATATATGATAAGATAATGTCATCAAGCTATGACAAATCTAAATTAACTATAGTGCTAAGTAGTTCAATAGCTTCTAAAAATATTCATAACGTACTACATCTATTTCATAGGTTAATAAACTTTCCTGTAAAAACTATTACTATGAATTACGTAGAAGATTCTTTTAATCTATTTGTAAGACAGGTAATGAAGCACACTATATCTAATAGTTTTATATATTATACTTCCACGGGCATAGAACTATTTGACTTATCGTTATTAAATACTATAAATGACTTAATAAGTGTTCAAATGGAAAAACTTGCTGTAATTGAGACAGACAAAAATAAGTTCATCTTAACCAAAGGTTTTAAAGATTATCTAAATACGTGTCCTAGTTATTGGATGTCATTAGACAATTTTGTGCAACTATCTAAAGATGTTGGATATTATAAAAAGATATGAATATAACAAAAAAACACATCCATTTAATAAAGAATACAAATGCAGCAAAAGATAATTTTGTTAGTATTATTATACTTGCTGATAGAATAAACAGAGATAAAAAAAACAATATATCATATCTGTCTACTGTAAAAAACAAATCTATTATCGACATACAATTATCCCATATACTAAATACTTTCAAAAATTCAGAAATAATAATCTCTATAAACAATGAACAACACGATCTATTAAACTATATTAAGTCATCATATGCTTCAAAAAATATAAGATTTGTAGAGAACTGTTCTACTAGCGACACCAATGATTCAGAAAGTCTTAGATTATGTCTCAATAATATATATAATGATAAGATTATAGTCATCAAGGGCGGAATCTTATTCCCACTTCATGATCTATCAAAAATAGATTTAAATAAATCTGGAATTATAATTGGCCCACTAGACCAAAGGTTTGAGGTTGGAGTAATATATAATGAGAAGCAAAATTTAGATCATTTGGGATTTGGTCTAAGCAACTCATGGATGGAAATATTTTGGATAAATAATACACATGGAATAAATGTATTAAGAAGTATAGTTTCTTCTAAGCTCTATAAGAAAAAATTTATATTTGAAGCTTTAAACGATCTTGTAGAATTAAAAAAACATAAACTACACACACATTTCATCAACAATATAACAACGAATAATTTCGGAGGAATTTAATGAAGGCGATTGTACAAAATTATGTTACAGCATTCAGTACTGAGTCGATGTATATAACAGAAACTATCAATAGAATCAGTGGGTGTAGCGCAGCATATTGGAAGAATAATATCAGTGCGTATGATATTTTTGATACTGTAAAACCAGACATATTTTTTACACACGCATCATTCTTGAAAAGGGATACTGTAGAATATTTGTCTAATAATGCTAATATTGAATGCATATTTAATATAACTGGACTTAACCAAGATATTGTCAATAATATAAATAATTTAATTAAAGATCAAAATATCAAATGTCCATTGCTGTATACTAATGAGCTAAACAAAAGTCTTAAATCCAAAATTAATTTACAGTATATACCATTAGGATTTGATCAATACAATCCCATTATTCGTGAAATTCCTGAGTATAAAATAGATCTAGGATGTTTTAGTATAAGCAAAGAGGTAAGCGTACCAGAAGAATTTAAGACATATCATATTCTTGGGTCAGTATCAAATGCTGATATCAAAAGTACAATTTTAGAAATACCAAGTCTTTGTACTAGATATAAAAATTTTGTTATCTACGATGATAGTAATATTGTGTCTCAAGCGTTTTATACTAGCTTATATCATGGCACACCCACCTATTACCACACCAGTAACGAAAAGATTAAACAGGCTATAAAAAATATAACTAAATCTGAAAATACCTTTGATATAAACAATAAAGAAGAGTATCAATGGAGGGATATACAAGAACAAATTAAGAGTAAGCATACTGGTGCGAACAGAGTAAAGACAATGTTCTCTAACTTTAGTCATGATATAGCAACTAAGATAGAAATACTATGAAACTATTAGTACAATTTCCAACATTGTGCAGGAAAGAAAAATTCTTACATTGTATAGAAAAATATAATAATCTATGTGGTGATCGCAACGACGTATTTTTTAATATCAACTGCGATGTAGATGATGGATCAATGAATAATGAATCTACAAGACAAGCAATAAGTGAAATAATTAATAAAGCAAAGTACAGAATTAACTACTTAGAGAAATCAAACAAAATTAGTGCCATCAACGATAAAATTGATGTAGATTTTGACGTTGTATTATGCGCTTCTGATGATATGATACCAGTGGTTGACAAGTGGGATGAGTACATATGCTGTGCTATGCAAGAACATTTCCCAAATCTTACGGGCTTTAACTACTTTATTACCACGTCCTTCCCGTTCATATTGGGTGTATAATTCTTCAAACTCGCGACCATATTTCAGATATAGCC